TTCCGTACATCGCTCCGCGCGGAGGGATTCCTTACCCGCGACGCGCGCTCCGTCGAGCGCAAGAAGCCGGGACTCAAGAAGGCTCGTCGCTCCCCGCAGTGGTCGAAGCGCTAGAAGTGCGCCACAGCCGACTTCAAAAAAAGGCTTATGCAAGGCAAAAAAGCACTCACGATATGTGGGTGCTTTTTTCAATTTAATAGTTAAGTTGCAAAGGGCACCCATTACTGGGTGTTTTTATTTTTGAGGCCAAAGATGTCGGTGTTGTGGGTTCGCCTGTGGCACACGCTTCGTTTCGGACAGCAACCACAGTCAATTTATTGGCTAATTGTGGGAGGGAAAAAGCCAAGAGCTTGAGTACCTCTCCGGCTGTTCTCTCAAGAATAATTAAGGCCACCGATCTAACGGGTCGATTGGGGCGGTAGCCAAACCTTAATTATTTAACTTTAACCACTATGTCAGGACAATCGCTCAGAAACACATTAGGCAATATTATCTATGTTTGCCAAGCCACAGGCATCAGCCTGTTGACTGAGTGGATCGAGAAGAAGCAGGATGCTCATGATATGGAAATTGAACGCCAAGTCGATGAGCTACTTATTCTTCAAGAAAACGAGGGCTATTAATCGCTCCTTTCACAGCCGTCTTTTCTCGTGTTGAGCGATGCGAGGACGGCGGTGAAAGATCTAATAATCTATGAAAAAAGAAATCAGAGAAGTAAGGGACGGAATCGTCCAAATTACTACCGTTGATGAGCGGTGGTATGTGAAAGCAGTTAAGGATGAGCAAGGAATACCAGTTGTGGCATTCGTGCCGTCAGTCACTTGGATTTGCGGTCATTATCCCAAGGGAATTGCATTTTACAAATGGCTTGCAAACAAGGGATGGGATGAAGCTGAATCCTTGAAGCAATCAGCAGGAGATAAAGGATCAAGGGTGCATAAGGCTATCGAGAATTTGATCAATGGCGAAGAAGTCAGGCTTGATGCTCAGTTTGATAATTCCGAAGGCAAACTTGAGGAATTGTCAGCGGAAGAGTATGGATGCGTGATGTCATTCGTTCAATGGTTTGAATCGGTGAAGCCAGAAATTATTAAAGCGGAAACGACAATATTTTCCGAGAAAAATAATTTTGCTGGCACCATAGATTTCATCTGTAAAATTGGAGATGAAAAATGGATCATTGATTTCAAAACTTCGCAGTATGTATGGCCAGAATATGAGCTTCAGCTTTCGGCTTACAAAAAAGCCATGGAGGATCTTACTGGCGAGCAATTCAAGATTGCCATTCTGCAGGTTGGCTACAAGCGCAATCACAAGGAGTACAAGTTCACCGAGCTTGAGGACAAATTTGATCTATTCTTGTCGGCTCAAAAAATTTGGAGCAATGAGACATCAGGTCAAAAGCCACTGCAGAAGGACTATCCGATCAAGCTCAAATTGGATATTCCAGCAGAAGGTGAAGTTGGGCAGGAAACGAAAAAAGAGACTGCACCAAAAAAGCCAAGAAAGCGAGCAAAAAAATCTTAATCAATTTTTAATTCAAATTTATGGACATCAATAAAGAATTGGAGATGGCATTGGGAATTCGGAGCGGTGAATTTAAGAATTATAAAACGCTCAGGGTCGACAATGGCGATGACAAGAAAGGCACAAACAAATCAGGCGAGTTTGTCTGCAAGACAAAAAATGAGCAGGGAGAATTTGTGCGAGAGCAATTCGGAAAAGTTTTGACTGGAGTTGTATTGGCTGTTCGTGCGCAGGTCAGCTCAAAGTATAAGAAGGATGTTGAAGGGTGGATTTCATCTGAATTCAATGCTTCATATCCTAATGAGGTTGTTCAGGTCTACAAGAAAAAGAACATTGTTTGGAAGGGAAGTTATAAGGGGCTGAAGGAGATGTTTTCAATCAAAGAAGCGGATGGAACCACGAGCAATAATTTCACTTATCGTACGATTCTGTATATGGCTTTGGAAAGTGAAGTTGTGCGAGTTGTGCTTATGGGGAAGTCGCAATCGCTTTGGTTTATGTACGGCAGTTCTATTGCTGATGATGTAAGTCTGCTTTCGTGCGAGACCATATGCACGATCAAGGAAGATCTTGAGAATGATACTTTCTATGCTGACTTTTCAAAGGGCAACGAATCTGACTATGTCGCAAATCTTGCAAAAGCCAAAGACATTTTGGGATCGTTCAGAAATACGGCACAGCTGGAAGCGCCGAAAGAAACAAGGGCTATAGGCTCAGGATATGAGGATGAGGAAATCAATATTGAGGATGTGCCCTTTTAAAAAATAAAAATGCAATGGTGGGCTTGAAGATGCAACTGCCCATCATTGCACGGGGGCTGGTGGGCTTATATCGATGCAACTGCTCACCAGCCTCGTTCAGGCTGGTAATTATAACCACCTTTCACATGCCTCTTTAAGTGGTTAGGGAGGCAGGTGAAAGCAATTAACAATATGAATAGCGGATGGTTTAAAACGCACAGAAAAATAATCGACAGTGTGGTCTTTCAGAGCGATAAATGCCTGAAGATTTGGATATGGTGTTTGGCAAAGACAAATCACAGCGAAAATTTATCACTGATTGGAAGGCAAAAAGTCAGAGTCAAAAGAGGTCAATTCATTATGGGAAGTCTTACGGCGGAGGAGAAATTGAGGCTGGCAAAATCAACGATATGGTATTGGCTCAATTTTCTTGAGAAGGAGGGAATGATTGGAATCAAAAAAACGAACAAATACAGCATTATCACTATTAAGAATTGGGATAAGTATCAGGAAGTTGGAAACAAATCGGAATCAAACGAGGAAACAAACAAGAATCAAATAAGAACAAACAAGAATGAAAAGAATGAAAAGAAATATATTTATAGCGATGAAGAAATTAAAATTTTAGGAGAAGGGATTGATCAGGATAATTTTGCAAAGGCTTTGGTTGCTTTGGAAATTGAAAAGCTCAAAATCAGTCAGGTGCAGACGATCAAGAAATTAATTGAGAAATATCCAAGCAGGGATTATGAGCTTCAGGCTCTTAAATGCAGGGAGTGGTGGTTTGGATATCCTCGCAAGGGATGGAAAAAGCCAATACTGGCATTTGCTAACTGGCTATCAAATTCAAAGATTGATGAGGAGGTATTGGCTAAAAAAAGAGATTTGGAAATGCGCAGGAAAACGCAAGCTTACACAGAGCAAGTTTCAAAAGATGCTGATCCTGAAAAGGAAAAAAGCATCAGAAAATCAATTGATCAGCTCAGGGAAAAGATGAAAATTAAGAGGTAACTTATTTTTATGGAAAGAATCAAAAAAATATTTAACGGCTACTCTGCCAAGCTGAAAAAGCTGAAAGATTATGAGCGCAAGCATGGCGCAATTTTGAGAAGACATTTCAAACTGCAGGAGATGGAAGTCAGGGCAAAATTCAAAGCGCAGGAACAGGTCGATATGCTCATGGAAACTGGAAAGGTGACGGAGAAAATGTTTTTGTATGATCAGCATTGTGAGATGCGCATTTATCCAAAGCTCAGGACAGTTTCAATTTTTGATAAGCGGAAGTATAAAAAACAACCGAAATGAAAACACCAAAGAATTTACAGCTGTTTAAATCAGTTGAGAAAATAATTGAGGAAAACAGGGGCAAGAAAGATTCCGAAAAAGAGGGAGTCTTTGTTTTGGCTGTGTATAAAAAAGGCAAAATATCACAGGCAAAAGTTTTAATGAATGGATTTAAGATTGAGGAGATTGATGTGGTGCTGAGAGAGATCTACGGGAAAATTTATGAGATGCGCAATCGTAGCAATGCAAAAATTAAAAGAATAAACAAAATGCTAGGGGGATAAAACTTTATGAAAATTATAATTGAGAATTGCAGGTGTCCAAGCTGGAACGAGTTTAACAAAGGAGTCCATTGGGCAGTCAGAGCATCGGCTCGGCAGGAGTTACAGAATTTTGTGTATGAGGCGATAACAAAACAATTCAAGGGATCATTCAGAAGAATTGCAGTGCAAATCAAGAAACCTATTCAGGTGAGCATAGAAGCTCACTTTAAAAATAATCACAGGCGTGATCCCGACAATCTTTTTGTTAAGCCAATATTGGATGCGCTGGTGAAGTACGGATTATTCCTTGATGACAATGGCGACATCATTGAATCGCTGACTCTCAAAGCAAAAAGAAAAATGCCAAGCGATAAAATAATAATTTCAATAAATGAGAATTTATGAAAAACTATCCGATCAAGAAAATAAAAATGTATGCAAAAAATGCAAAGAAGCACCCGGAGAATCAGATTAAAAAGATAGCTGATTCTATAAGGGAATTCGGTTTTAATCAGCCGATTGTGATTGATAAAAATGACGAGATCATTGTCGGGCATGGCAGGTATTTAGCAGCCAAAAAATTAGGACTTGAAGAAGTGCCGATTGTGCGCAAGGAAAATCTGACAGAGGAGCAGGTAAAGTCTTACAGGCTGGCGGACAATAAACTCAATGAGTCGGATTGGGATATGGATTTGGTGTTTGATGAGCTTAAGGGATTAAGCAGTGAGATGGTGCAACTTTCAGGGTTTGACATGAGTTATTTGGAAGTTGAAGAGGATGAATTCAATGCAGAGGAAGAGTATCAGAAAATAATTGAACCAAAGACAAAATTAGGGGATGTTTATCAGCTTGGAGATCACAGAATTATCTGCGGTGATTCAACGGATCTCGCTGTATATGAAAAGCTGATGCAGGATGAAAAAGCACAGCTTATTTTTACCGATCCGCCCTATAATGTTGATTATCAATCATCAGCTGGCAATTCATATGCAGGCGGAAAATATGGAGATGGCAACAAGATTTTCAATGACAATAAAAGCGATTCTGATTTCATGGAATTTATAAGTGTCATGACGGCAAATTGCTTTTTATTCTCGGATGAAAAAGCATCGATGTATATGTGGTATGCATCAAAGAATCATGAGTTTTTCAAGAAGGGATTAATTGCTGGAGGATTCAAATATTTGCAAGATGTTATTTGGGTCAAAGACAGATTTGTTTTCTCTATGGGCTGTATGTTTCATCGGGCATACGAGCCTTGCATGATCGGAATCAAAGATAATAAATATCAAAAGAATAAAGAATTTTCAAACATTCAGGATATTTGGGAAGTCAAAAAAGAAGAGCTGGCGGAGATGGTTGATGTTTGGTATGTGAATCGCGACAACACTACAGAATATGTGCATCCAACTCAAAAGCCACTTAGGCTTTGCGAGATAGCACTTCGCAGGAGCACATTCAATGGTGATATTGTTTTGGATGCTTTTGGTGGCAGTGGCAGTACGCTGATGGCATGCGAGCAGATGGCAAGAAAAGCAAGACTTATTGAATTGGACCCTAAATATGTTGATGTGATAATAAAACGCTATGAAGACTACACAGGAAAAAAAGCAGAAAAAATCAGCTAAGCCGAAAGTCGGCAGAAAATGGTTTGACGGCAAAAATGAGAATGCGGTTGTTGCGAAATTGAAGGAGGTTTGGGCATTGGGCGGATCGGATTCAGAGGCTTGTTTTTGGGCTGATATAAGCAAATTTTCGCTTAAGCGGTATTTGGATGCTAACCCCAACATTATTGAATTACGCAACAAATTGAAGGAAAAACCGATTTTGAAAGCAAGGCAGACCGTGGTCAATAATTTGAACAATCCAGACATAGCTTTCAAATATCTTGAGCGCAAGAAAAAGGATGAGTTTGGTGCAGGCAGTGAACTTTCCGATGTGGTGAAAACTCATCTTGAAAATATCCATAATGAATTCAGAACATATTTTACGAGCAATGTTGGATCAGCAAATACCAAAAGAAAAAAGAGAGATGTGCTTAAAACTGTTAAGCCTGTTTAAGATTGACGGCAAGTCAGGCGATCAGGCTGTAAGTGAGGGGCAACTGATAATCTTTTACAATATAGTTTTTAGACCGCACAACCGTTTGCAGATTCTGACTTGCACGCAGTATGGCAAAAGTCTGATAGTCGCTTTGGCGTGTATTGTGGTGAGCTGTTTTCAGGATGAGAAGATTGCAATTCTTGCGCCGAAAAATGAGATGGCAAAGATAATCATGCGCTATTATCTTGAGCATATCGGCGATCATGTGCTGTTTTATTCTCAGCTTGAGGCAAAAACAAAACTGGAAAGATTGAGGCAAGAAGAAAACAAAGAGCGTATCATTTTGAAAAGAGGAGGAGGAATTTTTGTTGTTTCGGTTCAGGCTGGAAATTCAAGAAGAGGAATTGAGAGCGCCATGGGTGCAGGGTCTAGGATTGTTATTCTTGATGAAGCCAGTCTTATTCCTGATCAGATTGAAGCCACGACATTCCGTATGATTGCTGGGAAGGGCGCAAATGCTTTTTATTGCAAGATTGGAAATCCCTTTTATCTGAATCACTTTCACAAGACTTGGAATAAGGACAGATACAAGAAGATTTTTATTGATTATCAGCAGGCTCTCAAAGAGGGAAGATATACGGATGAATTTATTGAAGAGGCAAAAGAGAACCCGATGTTTGATATTCTTTATGGTTGCAAGTTTCCGAATCGTGATGAGATTGACGACAGGGGTTATCGCTTTTTGATAAGTGAGCAGGAACTTGAGGAGGCTTTTATTGACGAGCTTCCTGATGATCTGAAAGGTCGCAGAAGGCTGGGCGTTGATGTGGGGCGTGGCAGTAATTATTCTGCTTTTGTGGTCAGGCACGATAATGTCATGTGGCTGGAATCGAAAAATCAAAGTGCAAATCTGATGACGCAGGTTGATGAATTGGGCAGGATCAGGGGTGATGAAATATTTATTGATGATGTCGGAGTCGGAGGCGGTGTGACTGATAGAGCTGAAGAGCTTGGCTATAATGTTATGGGGATTCGTGAAGGTTCGAGTGCAAACAACAGTGAGATTTTTGCGAATGTAAAAGCTGAGAATTATTTTGAGCTTAAGCGTTGGATCAATAAGGGTGGAAAAATATTGAGGAATCAGGATTGGCGACAGCTTTTGGAAGTTAAATATAGGCGCAATTCAAGCGGAAGGACACAGCTTGAGCCGAAGGATGATCTGCTGAAGCGTGGCATAAAAAGCCCCGATGTGGCAGATGCTGGCTCGCTTACTTTCAATGAGTTTGAAGAGCCTGGAGTTGATTTTATTTAATAAAAACAGATATGAAACATCTTGCACATTGTCCGAAATGCGGATCAAAAATAATGGAAATCAGAAACATGGGAGCTTTCGATGATTTCACGCTGAAGTGCTTTAATTGCAAGGCGGTTTTGTGTGTGTATGATCTGAAATTTAAAGCACTTGATAGTGATTCAAAATTTTCAACGATTGACAAAATCAAAAAAAGAGAATACGATAAGGGTGCAAAATTAAAAATGATAACAGCTTAGCATCTTACGAGGTGTTGGCTGTTGGCTTACGAGCCCAAATGATATTTAGTCTTACGAGATTAAATATCATTTGGGCTTTTTTTATTTTATGTTTGAAAAACTTTTCCGCAAAAAAGAATTTACACCCGGAATCTCAGCGATCAGGAACTTCTTTTTTGGCAAAGTTTTAGGCAGGAATAATGATTTTGCCGACAAATATCATAGCTGGGTTTTTCGATGCATCAACCTTATTGCTCAGGAGGTAAGCTCGGCGAATCTTAGGCTTTATAAAAAAGTCAGCGGTGATAACGATAAGGAACAAACGGATCATGAGCTGTTGAAACTGCTTAATAATCCAAATCCTGAAATGACCAGAGCTGATATTTTCGAGCATATCTCGGCTTCACTGGATTTAGACGGCAATGCTTATGTTTTTAAAGCTAAGACTGGAAATAAAACAAAAGAATTATGGCCGTTGCGATCTGACTGGATGAAGATTCAGCCAAGCAACAACAAAGAACGGCTTATTGAGAAATATGTCTATTTCAATGGAGAGATCAATGTTGATCTGATGCCTGAAGAGGTTATTCATATCAGAAATTACAATCCGAAATATTTTGACAGGTCAAAGCCATTCAAGGGAATCGGAACAGTGCAGGCTTCAATGAGTTTTATTGATGAGGATGAAACGATCAGGGAATGGAACAAAAAGTTTTTTGAAAACGGAGCATTTGTCGGCGGTGTGCTTGAGTTTGACGGCAAACTGAATGAACAGCAAAAACGCAGAATTGAAAGCAACTGGAAAAAACAACAGGAGGGAATAGAGAATGCAAACAAAACGCCAATATTGCATGGCGGTCTGAAATATAACAAGACGCAGTTTAATCAGCGAGAGTTGGCTTTCATTGATCAGCGCAAATTGGATCGGGATGATATTTTCTTGATGTTTGGAATTTCAAAGGGTCTGATGATGAGCGAGGATGTGAATCTTGCTAATGCAAAAATGGCACTTTGGTCTTTCACGAGATTCACGATCAAGCCAAGACTTAAGAAAATTCAGGATGCGCTCAACGCATCATTGGTTTTGGAATATGGATCGGAATTATATTTGGAGTTTGATAATCCAGTGCCAGAGGACAGGGCTGAAATTGTCAGTGAATATGCGCAGGGTTGGAATAAGTGGCTCACAACAAACGATATCCGAAGAGAGGAGGGCTTACCGGAACTTGATGGCGGAGATGAGATGAGAGCAACAGTGAGTCCAGTGCCTCAACAGCTGAATTATAAAAAAAAACTTCAAAAACAGGACGAGCGAATGTTGCGAGGCGAGAAAGCATGGGAATCAATGATAAAAATGCAGTCGCCGTTTGAAGCAAAATACAAAAACGAATTTCGCAAATATTTTCATGGATTGCGAGAGCGGACATTGAAAAATATAGGAGAGAAATCAATCAGCAAAAAAGGAATTATTGAAAAAGACAAAGAAGTCGGAATGATAGTTGATCTGCTTACCCCAATGCAGAGGGAACTGTTGGAAAAATCAGGAAAACTCGCATTGCTAAGGTTGGGACTTGAGAATGATTTTGATTTTACATCTGACATCAGTGACGAATTGGGAAAATACGATCTGATGCTCGCTGAGAATATAGCCAAAATTACTGATGAAGAATTGAGCAAACTGATAAACGAGGCGAGCGATGAAGGACTTGGCATCAATGCGATAACAGAAAAAGTGAATGAATATTTTGATTATGCAGATGAGGTGAGAGCTGAACGCATAGCGAGAACCGAAACGATCAGAACAAGCAATGCGGGAATGGAGAGTGCGTGGAATCAGTCAGGCGTTGTTTCAGGCAAAGAGTGGTATACGGCTCAGGATGAGAGAACATGTGAAACATGCGCTGAAATGGATGGACACACAACAGAACTGAACGAAGTTTATTTTTACGAGGGCGATGAGTTTATGGGTATGGCGATTGATTTTAGGGATATTGGTGAGCCACCGCTTCATGCAAATTGCCGATGTGTCTTGCTTCCAATTCTTAAGTAAATAAAATAATTTTTTTCAAAACTTATGCTAAAAAAATTCAGTGAAAAAATAAAAGGCGAAATCGTCAAAGCTCTTGAACAAAGAAAGGAATTTTTGGCGAGCATCAAAGAAGAAGGCGATGCTGGCAGGTTTGAAGTTGTGGCTTCGACTGAAAGCGTGGATCGGCAGGGTGAAATTGTGATGCAGGAAGGGATTGATATCAAGAATTACATGCAGAATCCAGTCATTTTATTTGGTCACGATTATTGGTCTTTGCCAATAGGAAAGGCTACGGAAATCGTGCGCCAAGCTGGCAAAACTGTGGTCAGGGGCGTTTTTGCCAGTGCCGAGGCTAATCCATTGGCACAACAGGTCAGAAAGCTCTACGAAGAGGGTATTTTGAAGGCTGTTTCCATAGGTTTTATACCCATGGAATACAACGGGAATCAGATCACAAAGAGCGAACTTTTGGAGCTGTCTTTTGTGCCAGTGCCAGCAAACCCAGAGGCTCTTTCAATTCTGAATATGGTCAAAGAGCGAGGGGTTGAAAAAGAATATGCTTTTGTTTTGAAGTCGATGAAAAAATCAGGAATCAAATTGAGTGAACCGCTTGAGGAGTTTATTTCAGAAAAGAAAGAGGATGATGCGATTGAAAAACAGATGCAGGCTCTCAAAGAAAGTCAGGACAAATTAAAAGATGCAATGAAGGAGGGATTCAAATTGATGGTCGGGGAGATTAAAAGTATACAGGAAAATCTAACTGAGAAGTTGGTCGAGCTTCAAGGATTAGTCGTCAAAGACGGAAGTCAAAATGACGATATAAAATCTGCGAAAATAACTGAGGTTTTGGATGATGTTCAGAAAAAAACGCAGTTGATTGACACGATTGTGAATCAGGTCAATCAGAAATTAAAAACTATCAAATAATTTTATGTTGGAACAAAAAGATTTAGAACAAGTGGGAGAGGTTTTTGCTCAAGCACTTGAAAAGACAATGCCTGCAATCTTGGAAAAGACAGGCGAAGTCATGGAGAAGAAATTTGAAGAGAAAGGCTACAACAAAATTGAAAAAAAGATTTTCGGTTTTGCTAAAGAAGTTGAGGGTCTTGAAGGCAAGGAAAAAATAGCACGCTTTGTCAAAGCTGTTTTTAATCGTGACAAAGAAACTGCTAGAGCGATCAGCGGAAAAGCAATGACCGAAGGAACTGACAGTCAGGGTGGTTACTTGGTTCCTGAAGAATTCCGAGCTGAAGTTATTAGGCTTGCTGAGTCTTTCGGAATCGTGCGCAATCAATGCCGTGTTATTCCGATGAAAAGGGACACGCTCAATCTGCCTAAAATCACGACTTCAGTTTCAGTTTACTGGCCTGGGGAAACTAACGCTGGAACTGTAAGCTCGCCAGTTTTGGGGCAAGTCCAGCTGTTGGCTAAGACTCTTGTTGGATTGACTCCTATCTCAAATGAATTGCTGGAAGATGCCGATGTGGACACAGTGAGTTTGCTTGCTGAATTGTTTGCTGAGGCAATTGCCGGGGAGGAAGATGGTCAGGGTCTTGTCGGTGACGGATCGCCTTTTACGGGTGTGCTTAACGATTCGGATATCAACATTGTGACGATGGCTTCAGGAAAGACTGATTTTACCGATATCACTGTTGATTATTTGCGAGATGTCATTTCGAAGGTCAAACCATTGGCTCTTGGCGGTGCTGGATTTTATATGCATCGTGGCATTTGGAATATCGTGCAGAAGCTGACTGAAAACGGACAGCATATCTCGACTTTTTCAAATCCGATCGTCACTGGCGATGCTTCAAAAGGTACGGGAATTGTGGGGTATATCTGGGGATATCCAGTGTATTTGCCTGAAAAAATGGAGAGCGTTTCAGGTGCTGGCAAGAAGTTTATTCTTTTTGGAAATCTGCAGTTTGCCTACTTGGGCGACAGAAAGCAGATGACCATGGCTGTTTCGGAAGAGGCAACAATTGGAACTACCAATCTGTTTGAAAGCAATATGTCTGCTGTGAGAATTACGGAACGCATCGGATTCAAAGTTGCGCTTGGTCAGGCATTTGCATGCCTAAAAACTGCAGCCGCCTAATCATCAGCAGGAATAATAAATTAATTGAAAAGTTATGCCGAAGTATAAAGTCAAAGCAAACATTTCGGTCGGCTACAAGGATTTTTCTGCTGGCGAGGAATACGAGCTTAGCAAAGATGAAGTCAAAGCGATTGGCGATGAATATTTAGAGCCGATCGAGGAAGGCAAGAAATCCAAGAAAGAAAAAGAAACCGAATAGATTGCTTTAATCGCCCGATAGTGAGTTGCATTGCTATCGGGCGGAATAAGAAATTTATTTATGCTGACTGAAAAAACAAAAGTGAAAAGTTATCTCGGAATTACGGACACCTCAAGCGATTCGTTGTTTGATAGTTTGTGCGCAAGCATTTCAAGATTCATCACTGATTATGTTGACAGGAATATTGAGAGAGGGACGACAACTGAATATTTTGATGGGCGTGATACTGTTGTTTTAAAAAATTATCCGATTCTTTCAGTTACTTCAATTAAGCACAATGTCGGGACTCAGGCAGAGCCTCAATGGTACACAATCGACCCGATCAATTATGTGGTCTACAAATCAGAAGGAAAAATTGCCATTGGCGGAGGCGTTGTCAGGGGATACCAGAATTTGGAAGTTGTTTATGAGGCAGGCTATGCGACTGTGCCAGAGGATGTTGAAATGGTTGCCACGCAATTAGTGGCGAAGATGTTTGAAACGAGAAAAGCACAGGGGAAATTGAAGGAAGCATTGGGTGGCGCACAGATTGATTGGAAAAATGAACTCACATTTGAGCAGAAGGAAATTTTAACAAGTTATTCCAGCTGGTCTTTATGAAAAGCTTTGCAACCTACAGCTACACAACAAAAAGACTGACGCAGTCTGGGAATAAATCGGATTATGTTTTGACGAGTGTGAGCGGATTTGGACATTTGAGACAGCTTGATGATCGCACAGCAAGTTTGAACAGCATTCAATATGGCGAAGGGTGGAAGCTGACCATTGAAATTGGCAAGGATGTTGCTGTTACTGACAAGGTTCTGATCGGAACGGATGAATTTGAGGTCAGGGGCATGAAGCAGGAGAGTATGGGGTCGCTTTCATTTAAGGAATTATTACTGGTTAAGAGCAAAACATAATGTGGCAGATTCAGATCAAAGATTTAGATAAGATGCGCAAGCTAATCATGGATTATCCAATGCAGAGCGCAATGAATTTCAATGAAGCTATTGCAAAAACTCTTATTGCTGTTCAGCGATACGCAATCATGGGAGCGCCAGTCGATACAGGAAGATTAAGGTCAAATTGGAGGCTTTCGGTTCAGATGTTAAGGGGTGAACTCACTAATGCTACGGATTATGCAATTTTTGTGGCAAAAGGAACGAAGCCACACTGGCCACCAATTAAGCCGATTGAGAAATGGGCAAACAGAAAAGGAATTCCGCCGTTTTTAGTGGCTAGGGCAATTGCCAGAAAAGGCACAAAGGCAAATCCATTTTTTGATAGCGCCGTGTCTGCTGGACGAGTCATTGCAGATGATGAATTTCAGAAGGCATTGGATAAAACAATAAAAGAATTGATCAAATAATATGGGACTGGCAGATATAAGATCAAAAATCAAAGAGAAGCTGGATGAAAGGAAAGGCGAGGGACAGCCTTTGGTTGATGTGTTTGATTATCACAAAACTGGATTCAGCGGATATCCTTCAGCGACATTTGAGCCGAGCGAGGTGCAGAGCGACTATGAAACAAACACACAGAATTTCCGAAAATATTTTTTTCGCATTGTGATTCATCAGGAGATTGAAAAGGTGGGGCGCAGTAAGGCAATTGATATTTTGTGCGGTGTGCTTGATGGGCTTATGGATGATTTTGACAGGGACGACACTTTA